AGGGAACCAAATTAAATCCCCTTCGTTGGGTCTTCCTTCGACATTGAGTACAGTCGAGTCATCAACCTTTTCTTTAAATTTTTCACGGGAGAATATAAACGTTGTCTTGTCCTCGATGCGAATTCCAAACTTCGTAAGAAGCTCGCCTTGTCCTTCCCATCCTTCAACATTATTGACATAGGCACGAATCGCTTTGGCACTTTCAAATTTGCCATCAGAGTCCTCTCCGAAGACGTTATCACGGTTGACAATAGTTCTCGGCACGTAGTAAATATTTTGCCCGTAAATTTCAATTGTTTCTACAATTAGATTTTCTATAAATTTCTGCTCTTGTGCAGATCCGTTTACATTTAAACGTGCAGAATTGGTATAGTCAGACTGTACGTAATCCTGTGCTGGTGAATTTGAATATGCCATTTAGTAATTACCCTACTAAGTCCATAGGTGGAAGTTCGTAAGTATCACGTAACTTCTCTTCCAAAGAAGTTTTAAATGTACTACCATCTTCAAGTATCTGTCTACCATTAAGTGTCACACCACCTATCATTTGAATACCATCATACTTACTTAGATTTCTACCCCACTGTTGTTGGAACAATGCTTCGGTATAATCCTTTAACCAATTGTCATTATACATTCCTGTATAAGTATCGGGATCTTGTCTCATAACACAATCAACAAGTAGATAATCACCAACTGTAAGATCTCCCCAATCCATATCAAGATATAATCTACCTTGATATTCATTCCATTTAACTCTTCTATTTGCTTGAGAATTGGTGACCCAATCCAAAGTCTCAAGATATTGTGAAGTTAAGAAGTAATGTAGAATGTGTCCATGCGTCATAGCATAGATGTCATTCAGAAAGATTTGATATTTAATATTGAATATGTTACCTGGAACTATACTTGAAGCACCAATCTGTGAATATACATGATTGATACTTAATGTGCCAGGAGCAGTATCGACATAATTTTTAATTCCATACCAAGGAGTAGACCCCTCCTGTTGGTATTCTTGAGCAGCAGTCTTTATTGCGTCTGTTACTTCTATTCTCAAGAATGCTTTATAACTTCCGTTATAATGATATTCTTGGTAATAATCAATTGCTTCTTCAACTAGATCATCTAGTTGTTCAGTAGCAACGTTAATGTCTATCGTAGGATATCCTAACCTACGAAGAGCATAGTTCTTCAATTCAGTTTTACTTGCGGGTCTAGTTGTGGACATTTATTTTAAGCGAATGAGGAGATCGTCAAGTTAGTAACATCATTAGCACCAACGGTTTCTCCGACTTTGAAGAATCCGTCAACGGTATTAACTGTAATTGCATTAGTGCCAAGAGCAGTAATAACACCAGTTGTACCAGAGGTTCCACCTGTTACAGTTGCACCAACTTCCATCGTTGTGATGTCAGATAGAGCGAATGTAGCATTGGTGAATACTGTAGAAGTATTGATCGATGCACCATTACCATGTATTGCTGATACAGGGATCGTTGCACCGTTACCATGAATAGCAGAAACAGATGATGTTCCTCCATTTCCATGAATAGCAGAGACTGGGATAGTAGCATTACCATCACCTGCACCTGCAATTGTGATAACTTCAGATGCTGCATATCCAGAACCATCATTATTAATTGCAACACTAGTAACGAGACCACCTGCATCAACAATAATATCTACTGTCAATCCAGTACCTGATCCACTTGCTGTTGTTGAAACACCAGTAGCACTTCCTTCAGTGTATCCAGTACCAGCAGCACTAATAGCTCCAAGTGTCTTAACACCAGATGCGTTAGCATTAACAACTGTAATAGTGTCTGATGCAGCATATCCAGATCCATCATTATTAATTGTTAGAGATGCAAGACCACCTGAAGATACTGTTACATCAACTGTTAATCCAGTTCCTGAACCAGATGAAGTTGTAGCAACTCCAGATGCAGTAGTGTATCCAGTACCAGCAACACTAATAGATCCAAGAGTCTTAACTCCAGATGCATTAGCGTTGGTGATTGTCAATACTTCAGATGCTGCATATCCAGAACCATCATCATTAATTGTAACTCCAGTAACAGCACCATTAGCACCAACTGTTATATCAACAGTTCCACCAGTTCCAGATCCAGATGCCGTAGTTGCAATAGCAGATCCAGCAGAGTATCCAGTACCAGCAGTAGCAATAGAACCAAGGGTCTTAGCACCAGTTCCATTAGCGTTGGCGATTGTTAGTGTTTCACCAATTGCATAACCAGAACCAGCAGCATTAATTGAGATACCAGTGATGGCACCAGTGCCACTAACACCAGTAATATCAACCGTACATGCACTACCAGATCCAGACGCAGTTGTTGCGATAGCAGTTCCTGTAGCATATCCAGTACCAGCACTTAAAGTACCAACGTTAAGAGCAGAAACACCACCTAGATTTGGGTTAGTGATTGTTAAAGTATCTGATACAAGATAATCTGTACCAGCAGTATTCAATGCGATTGCAGTAATAGCACCAGCAGCATTAACTGTAGTATCAACTGTTAATGCAGATCCAGTTCCACCTGATGTGGCAACATTTGTAGCACTTGAAAATCCACCAATACCATTAGCAGTAATTGATCCGAGAGTAACAACAACACCTGGTGTTGGGTCTCCAGATAAATTCATAGTTAATGTAGTTGAGGTTGCAAGGTTATTGAGCATAGACTTCAACTGAGCATAAGCATTATCTAGTTTTGCTTGTACTCTTGCTTCTGTATAATAGAGGTTAGTTCCTTCTGATAGACCACCAGTATTATGATTGGTTAGGTTTGCTGCTTGAGTAGCAGTAGCAGCATTACCAGAGGTGTCTTGATTACCTGCTGTATTAACGCCTGGAAGGTTAATTGCAGCAGTACCATCGAATGATACTCCACCAATGTTTCTTGCTGTTGCAAGAGCAGTAGCAGTAGCAGCATTACCAGATGTGTCCTGATTACCACTTGAGTTAACGCCTGGGAGGGTTATATCAGCAGAACCATTGAATGATACCCCACCGATATTTCTCGCTGTAGCGAGGACTGTAGCAGTAGAAGCATTACCTGTAACTTCACCAGTAATAGGACCACTAAATCCTGTGGCAGTTAAAATACCAGTGTTGGAATTGAACGTGAGGTTAGTACCAGTCTTCGCTGCAAGATTGCCTGTTGCTCCTGTTGCGAATAGAACGTTACATGAAGTGTCAGTAGATTCGTCAGCAAGAGTAATTGTAGTTGCAACATCAGCAGTACCTGTAAGATCTCCAGTTACATCTCCAGTCACATTTCCAACTAGTTCAGTAGTAGTTAGAATTCCTGCATTTGGATTGTAATTAAGTCCAGTGTCAGTTTCAATTCCTTGCGTACCAGTAGCACCATCAACAAATGTTGGATATACAATTTCATTTGTGGAATTATTAGCAGTTACAGTAACGTTAGTTGCTTCTGTTGCTGTAGATGCATTACCTGTTAGGGTAGCAGTAATTGTTCCTGCAGCAAAGTTTCCAGATGCATCTCTATTAACAACTGTAGATACTGTATTAGCAGTAGCAGTTGTCATGCCATCTAGTAGATCTGCGTTAAGGTTATTAACTTTAGTTGTAGATGCAATTACAAATGGAGCAGTACCTTGAGCAAGTTGAGAAATTATTTGACCATCAACTGTTGCTGTACCATCTACATTTAAATTATTATCAATATCAACTGAAGTACCAGCACCAGTTACATTAATAGATCCAACTCTTAATGGACCATCTGTACCTGATAAAACTTCAGAACTATTAGTTGCACTCGTTAGGAATGCAAATTCTTGTGTGGATCTATCAAATCCGAAGAACCCAATTTTAGCAGAGCCGTCATAGTAACGGAATTCAACACCACGATCCTTAGCATCGTTAGATGCTGGTGCTGTGTCACCACCCAAAGTAATAATAGGGTCATCGAGAGTTGTGACCGTGCTATTAACAGTAGTTGTTGATCCATTGACTATTAAGTTACCTCCAACTGTAAGATCATTATGGAATTCACCATCTCCAGTGCTATTAGTTACCTTAAATGCATTTCTAGTATTGCCACTATCATAGACTATAAAGTCTCCACCAATATAAGTGTTTTTATCAATCGTTGCACCACCAGCAACTTGAAGAGCAGTAGATGCATCTGCAAGAGATGTTGCATCATCTGTATTACTTACAACTAAATTACCTGATATATCAGCACCAGCATTTAGATCTAATGACGAACTTAATTCAGTATTACCATA